ACTTTAAAACACTTACTGAATTAGATATAGAAACAATTACTAATTTAAAACGAGTGAAGTTTACAGGTTTTTTAGATATAGGAACAGAAACTACTAACGCATTGGCTGATGAGATATATCAAAGTACGATAAGTGGGAAGCCATTTGAGGACACAGTTAAGACCTTACAACATAGAATAAATGGCGTATATATCAAAGCAGATCAAGATGAGATTAATGATTTAGTGGAACTTGTTGCAACTACAACTGATGAGACAGTAAAAGTTAAAGCAATAGAAAAGTTGCATACTTTGTACGGAGCAGATAGAGTTGGAAACAATATGCGAAGATATGCTAAACAATTAGCACACGACAGTTTAATGGAATTTGATGGTCAGTTTACAAAAGCGAAAGCCGCTGAAGCTGGTCTGACAAACTTTCTTTATTACGGAGATATAATTGGTGATAGTAGACCATTTTGTATAAACAATAGGGGAAAGATATTTTCAGAGGAAGAACTTAGAAATAAGTGGTCATCTGAGATTTGGAAAGGTAAATCAACAACCGATCCATTTACAAGTAGAGGTGGATATAATTGCCGACACCATCTGCAACCGACTGATCCAAGTTGGTATAATGATAATGGCGATCTTATAATATAGGAGAATACTACTATGGCTGACGAGCAAAAAACGGAGATTGAGAACACTGAATCTCTAGAAACAAAACAGGAAGTTGAAAATCAAGAGCCAATGATTGCACAAAGCGAATTGGATAAAATTCTTGAAAAAAGACTAGCAAGGGAAAGAGCTAAATTTGAAAAGAAATTTTCAGGTATCGACCCTGATGAAGCACGAAAACTCTTAGAAGAAAAAGAAGCAAAAGAGTTAGAGATGCAAAAACAACGAGGTGAATTTGATAAAGTATTGAAAGAGACTGTTTCTAAAAAAGAACTAGAAATATCTCAATACAAAGCCGAGTTACAAAAAGTAAGAATTGATGACGCATTGATTAAGGTTGCTAGTGAATATCAAGCAATCAAACCAGATCAAGTTGTTAATCTACTTAAAAACAAAGTTCAATTAGGTGAAGATGGTAAACCTGAAATCATTGGTGAGAATAATGCTCCAATGTATAACGATAAAGGTGAACTATTAAGTATCAATGAATATGTTGGACAGTTTTTAGATGACAATCCTCACTTTAGAGTTGCAACGCCAAGCGGAGCAGGATCTAAATCGAGTGTTGGTGGTGATACGCCCAAACCTTTGAACTTGGCGGAACTAAATATGAATAATCCTGAAGATAAAGCAAGATATGCTGAATATCGTAAGGAGAAATTACTAAAAAATTATTAACAACAATAGACATTAAGGAGAAATTATTATGTCAAACGAATCAACAACATCAACCTTAGATGATTTGATTTCACCTATGGTTGCAGAGGCTCTATTTGTAGCTTCTGAAAGATCAGTGATGAGAAATCTAGTAAGGAATTATACAATGCCTAAAAATTCAGGCAAGGTACTACAAGTGCCAATTTACCCAACTGTAAGTGCGGCGGCAGTATCTGAAGCAACTGATTTAGCTAACACAGCGATATCAACTTCAAAAGCTGATCTAACTGTGTCTGAAGTAGGAATTATGACAACTGTAACAGATATGGCAATTAATGCTTCTGAATCAGATGTTGTTAGAGATCTAGGAAAATTATTTGGTGAGGCTATCGCTAAAAAAATTGACACTGATCTAACTGCTTTATTTGATGGCTTTTCAACTGCGGTTGGTGCGGCTGATGCGGCATTAACAGTAGCAAAAGTTTTTGAAGCTGTTTCAAAACTAAAACAAGCGGCAGTACCAAGCAACGATATGTCTTTGGTACTACACCCAGCGATTGCTTATGACTTAAAAGCTAATATGACAAATACATTTGCAAACCCTAACCCAACTGATCTTGCTAACGAAGCATTAAGATCAGGTTATGTAGGTCAACTTGCAGGAGTAAGTGTTTATGAAACTTCTAATATGGCTAACACTGGAACTGGTGGTGACTTTAAAGGTGGATTATTCCACAAAGACGCTATCGGTATTGCAATGCTTCAAGACCTAAAAATTGAAACTCAAAGAGATGCTTCAATTAGAGGAACGGAAATTGTTGCTACTGCTGTTTATGGCGTAGGCGAACTACACGATTCATACGGATGTGAAGTATTAGCTGACTCAAGCATACTTTAATCATTATTGGATTAACGTTAAAAGGGGGGGGATTTTTCCCCCCTCTAATTATTTACAAGGAATTTTATTATGGCATTTGCAACAAGAAGCAGTTTAATTATATATCAGCCAGATATAGGTGATATGGGTTTATCGACAGGTGAGCAAGACGCATTTGTTACACAAGCAATAGCAGATGTTCAAAGAGATATTAGAAACAAATGGTGGTCAGTTTATCACAGTAACCAATCAAGAAATAGAAGCTATGCAGGTGGCATAGAGATTGATCTAACTTTACTAACTGATTCACAATGGACAAGAGCAACAGTTTATAGATGTTTGGGATATTATATATGCCCTGCATTAACTAAGTTTAATTCTACAGGCGATGAAGATCGTTTCCAACAAATGGGTAGTTATTATAGAACTATGTATGAAGATGAATTTGCTGATATTTTAAGAGATGGTGTTGAGTATGACGCTAACGATGATAGCACAATATCTGACGCTGAAAAAGTTGCAGTACATTCATTAAGATTGGTTAGATAGTGGTAACTGTAAATATGCAAATAGAAGTATCTGCGGTTAAAGGTGCATTAGATCAGATTAAAAGAAAGATACCTAGTGCTAGTGCTAAAGGTATTGCGGTTGCTTCTACATTTATACAGAACGCTATTAAAGACAGAACTAGAAAAGGTAGAAGTGTTAAAGGCGGAGCATTCAAACCTTATTCGAAAAGTTATAGAGAAGTAAGAGCAAAAAGAGGATCAAGTTTAACACCTAATTTATTTTTTAGTGGTCAGATGTTAGGAAATATGACTTTCAAAAAACTTTCATCAACTAAAGGACAAGTATTTTTTCCTAATAGAACGCAGAACATTAAAGCGTTTTTTAATGATGAGGGTAGACCATTTTTTAGCGTAAATAGAGCAGAAGAAGATAAAGCAGTAGAAGTATTTAAAAAAACTTTTGAGCGAGAACTTAGAATATGAGTGAAAGAGAAGATATTGCGGCTCACATTGTTACAACCTTATCTGCGGTTAGCAGTCCGATTACTTTCGGCAAGGTAACAAGAGAGCCTTTTGAAATAGATGAATTGTCGCAACAACAATTTCCAGCAGTTTTTATACAGACCGCTGATGAAACTAGAGAAGATATTACAATAAAGAATAGTAATATAAGTCGAACAGGAACGATTGATTTTAGGATATTTGGTTTTGTTACAACAGCAAGTACAACGACAAGTAATGTAGATACTAAGAGAAATGAATTAGTAACAACAGTTGAAACAGCATTGGATAGTGACAGAACTAGAAATGGCAACGCATTGGACACACAATTAGTTGCTGTTGAAACTGACGAAGGAAGTATATTTCCTTATGGTGGTGTAATTATGACTATAAGGTGCTTCTATAAATTTACACAAGGAACACCATAATATGAGTAATAAAACATATTTAATTAAAAATGGATTGACAGTTTTAACAGACAATCCTAATAAATTTCTAGCAGATGGTTGGACACATAAACATAACAACCCAGAAGCTACAAAACCCAAAGGAAAAACTTATGGCAAAAAGAAAAAAACTACAAAAAAGTAACGGAGACACTATTGAGGTTTGGGATTACCAAGTAGAGGAAATGATCGAGCAAGGCTGGTCTGATTCATCTGCAAAACCCAAAAAAACTAAACAACCAAAATCTTTTAATACAGAAGAAGGAGAAGAATAATGGCAGTACATACAGGATCAGCTGGTCTAATTAAAATAGGATCAAATACTGTTGCGGAAGTGACAGCATTTACTATGGAGACAACAGCAGATGTAATTGAATCAACTGAACTATCTGACACTAGCAAAACATACGAAGTAAGCAGAAAAAGTGGAACTGTAACTATTGAAGCCGCTTGGGACGAAACTGACTCTAATGGTCAGATCGTATTACAAGAAGCAACAGGAGTTACCCTACTACTTTACCCAGAAGGTGCTGATAGTGGAGATTATTTCTACACAGTACCAGCGATTGTAACAGGAAATTCAGTTGCGGTTACTATGGACGATCTAATTAGATTATCTATTTCTTGTCAAATAAATGGTGCTATCAGTAGAGGTACAGTATAATTTGACAATCAATCCAAATTAGGATAAAAAAAGCGTATGTCAGCAATCGACAAAATCAGAGACCATTATAATTCATTAAGTGAAGGTGAAAGCAAATACTTTGAACAATGGGATTTAACTTTTTATAAAGAGCCTATCAATCTTGAAAAGAAAGGTAGATTATTTAAAAAGATGGAACTCGATCCAATCGAAGGTCTGGCATACGCATTGATTGAACTTGCCTTAGATGAACAAGGTAAGAATTTATTTACT